GACCGATTCCGCCGAGCTGGTGGTCATCACCGACGCTGATGACCAGGACACCTACCGGGACATGGACTGGGGTACCGGGACGCACGCGGTGCTGGATTCCGGGGATACCCGGGTCGGCACGACCGCGAAGGTCAACCACGTCGCGAGCATCACCGCCGATGATTACGACGCGCTGATGTACATCGGGGACGACCACGTTTTCACCACCCCGCACTGGGACACGATCCTGCTGGGGGCCCTGGAAGGCATGGGCGGGACGGGGATCGTCTACCCCGACGACAGGCGCCGCAGCGACATCCCGGAGACGGTGGTCATCTCGTCCGATATCGTCAGGGCCCTCGGGCATTTCGCCGAGCCCATGCTCACCCACTATTACATCGATAATGTCTGGGCGGAGCTGGGCAGGCGGGCGGGACTGCTCCGCTACTGCCCCGAGGTGGTCCTGGAGCACCTGCATTACACGACGAAGCCCGCCGTGGAGCACGACAGCACCTACCGCAGCGCGGAGGAGCTGTGGGGGCAGTCGGATGCGGCGGCCTTCTACGACTGGCGGGCGAACATCATGCCGCTGCAGGTCTCGGTGCTGCGCCGGGAATTCAATCCCGACATCAAATGGGTTCTGTCCCGGATAGGGGAGTTATGTGACGCTGATCATGGGAGCGGCGACAGTTCCGTCCGGGACGACGGGAACTGCGCTGTTCATGATTCCCGCGAGCCTGTGCAACGTCACTTTCTATAACCTGTCCACGGCGACCACCTGGATCGGGACGAGTACGGCGGTGACATCCGCGAACGGACTGCAGTGCCATTCTATCCCCACGTCGTTCTTCACGTACGTCGGGAATAAAGGCACGTACCTTTACGGAACGACGGGGAACACTGCCAGCACATCTGTCGCCACTATTCAGTACATCATCACGACCGATTTCTAGGGAAATGCCTTGACGAAGGCCCTGCCATCTTTCGAGCACATCCTCATACAGAAAGCATACCACATTGCCTAGGGTTCAGCTCCCGCCTGGCTGCATGGGGTTCAAGGCCGATGACGGCACCCGGTACGTCGCCAAGCCCGGGACTTTCGTCAATGTCGATGACAAGCACATGCCCGCACTGAAGAACCAGCAGTACGCCTGCGCGGGCCTGGTGGACGCGGGTGCCGAGAAGTTCTTCGTCAAGGCGGGCCCCGAGGGCAGATGGTGCCCGGGTTGCCCGAGTAACACCATTCATCATGCATGGACGAGAACCTGCCCTCACTGCGGCAGCGAGACCATCCTGGAATCGGAAATGGAACGGAAGCTCCCGTCCGGTCATTACCAGCCTTAACCAGAGAGGAACCTGCATGAGCCTTTACGCACGCTCAGACCTGATGAGCGTAGCTGTCCCCGTGACCAGCGGAGGGTGCGGCCAGAGCCACATCCGACCCGTGCGCAACGGGGCCCCCGAGAAAGAATGGGAACTGACCTGCACCCCCTGCGAGACCTACCTGCGGGGGGATCGGAAGCCGAAGATCCTCAAGACCACCCCCGGTGACCCGAAGCTGGGCATCCCCGCGAAGCAGGAGCGCGTCGCCGACTGCGACCCGCACTGGTCCGCGACCCCCGAATCGGTTCCGCTGACCCCGGATGAGCAGCGGGTCAACGTGACCCGCACGGAACGTGCCACGAGCCAGATCCAGATGATCCAGGCCCTGGCTGCCCTGCGCTCCGCCGGGGTGGACGTGCCCTTCGAAACGCAGTGGCTGATGGAGCGGGAGCTGCCTTCTCACCTGGTCAAGGGCAGCGTCCTGTGCTCCTCCGGGCATGACAATATCGCCGGGGCGAAGTTCTGCGCCGAATGCGGCATTTCGATGAGCAGGCAGAAGGAGATCGAGGCAACCCCCGATGACATCCCGCTGGACATGCTGCATATCGCGACGCTGCGGAAGAAGTGCCGGGAGGCGGGCCTTCCTGATAAGGGCAAGAAGGGCGAGCTGATCGCGCGGCTGGAAGTAAAGACCTAGAGGAGCCTATGTCGAGGGCGGCGGGCTTGTGCAGGCGTTGCGGGGGGCCTAAAAGAGGCCGTGCCGCCAGGACAGCCGCCCCGTGGGCCCAGTGCAATACCTGCCACGACGACATCTGCCCGAAGCATTCCGTCTGGGACAGTAAATCAGACGCCTGGATCTGCACGAAGTGTGATCGTGCCGTGAATACAGCAGGGAGGTGATGCCCGTGTCTACTCCCCTGCCTCTCGGCTTGGCGCCTTATGTTAGCCCCCTGACCCTTCAGTCCGCGCCAACGGGAATAGATTTAATCTGGCTGGACGACAATCGTTCCCTGGGATGATTCCACTCCCGCGCAGAACCAGAATGAGATCTGGAATATGTGCGCGCGGGCGACATCTCGCGTTGATGAATACTGCAACCAGACACTGCGGGCCACCATCGACACCGAACTCCTGCACGGGCCCGATTACCGGGTGACGGTGGGCCCTGGCGGCGGCGGTTCCTATCCGACGCCCTACTGGGGCGGTTCCGGGTTCAACGCCCGGGTGATCTTGTCCCGGTGGCCGGTGCTGGAGATCACGAACGTGCAGACCTGCCCGAACGGCGTCTGGCCCCGGACCTGGGCAGCCCTTCCGGCGGGCTACTACGAGCCGGAGACCCCCCCGATCGGGATCTACAACTCGGTCTCCCCGGGGAGCAGCGCCCAGGGCGGGCAGGCGGTCATCATCGCTCCCGGGTACATCACCTGGGCGTACGGGCGCAACGGCTGGGCGATCCAGGTCACCTACATTAACGGGTACCCGCATACGGAGATCAGCGCGAATGTCCTCGCCGGGGTGAGCAGTATCTCAGTCAATGACACCAGCGGCTGGGCGATCACCAACTACTACGGGACTTACACCGGGGCTACCGGGGTGGTGAAGGATTCCGGGCAGCAGGAGGCCATCCACGTCACGGCGGCGTCGGTCGCCTCGGGTCCCGGGACGCTGACGCTCAGCTCCCCGCTGACCTACCCGCATGAGGCAGGGACGCTGATTACCACCCTGCCCGCCGCGATCGAGGAGGCGTGCATTCTCTTCGCGACGGCGGAGGCGCTGACCCGTGGCGCCACGTCCACCACCATCCATGACATCGGCGGGCATTCCCAGTCCACCGGGGGGGATGTGGTGGGGCTCACCACGGAGGCTGAATTGCTCTGCCATCCCTTTAGAAGGACAATCTGACTCTATCGCTGTTCCTTGCGTTGTCGCAGCCATATTGAGGGGTAATCCGGCATATGACACTGAAGCCCGGCGGGACCTACCGCAGCCGCAGGGCTGCCCACAGCGCCCGCAGACGGCAGGACAGCACGGCGGCAGCGGCATCCACTCCCACGGTAAGGCGGCAGCAGCATATCGACGGCCGGTTCAATCCGGTGGAATACGCGCAGTACGTGGATACCTGGGAGAGTACCGTGCCGGGCGGGGTCCAGACTCCGCAGCGGGCGCAGAAAGCACAGAAGGCCCTGAAGGCGTAAGTGCATTACCCGGGGAATTGTGGTTAAATAGGGGGAGGGCAGAACTATCGGACTCGTCGTCGCGCAGTCGTTTCTCCTGTCTCTTCTCGACGGGCTTCCGATGCCTTACGGGCTGCCGGATGCCACGGCGTTCATCACCCCCCCGGACCCGAGGATCCAGACATCGGTTCCTGCCATTTACATCTGGCCCGCCGACGGGGATGAGAACAGGTCCACCGAACTCGGCGGGACCATTCCCCGCAATACCGGGCCGGGGACATCTTCCGGGACCAAGGGCATCCTGCATCAGATGGATATCTACCTGACCTGGACTTCCGGGGGCTCGGGGACCCCGCAGGACCCGCTGTTCCCGGGGATGGTCGATGCGATCATGTTCGCGCTGAGGTTCTCCCAGCCGAATCCCGCGTACATCACCGACCCGAATACGAACCTGACGTCCACGCTCTATAACACCGGAGAGCAGATGACGTACCGGACCGGGGTGTCCTCTCTCGCGGATCAGCGCCGCAAGCGCTATGACGCGCTCACGACAGTCTCCATCTGGGAGATCTTCAATGCATAAGGATGCCCCGTGAAGGTGATGTATCACGGTCATGAGGTCATGACCTATCCGCAGTACCAGGACCTGTCCACGGGTAAGACACTGACCTGCATTCCCGGGGAGAGTTATGACATCACCCCCGATGTCATGCCTACCGACGGGCGCCTCGCGGAGGCCCCCCCGGAGAAGGCGAGAGGGAACGGCGTGACCAAGGTCACCGCATCAGATACGCCTTCCGGCGGAAAGGAATAACGTGTGAGCCTGGGTACGCCCAATGTCTATCCTAATGTCCTCACCTGGCTCGGGGTCGCCCGGGAGCTGACCGGCGGGACCCCCGTGCTCCCGGTCATCACGCACCCGCTGGACCAGAACTCCTTCGAGCCGGAGGACACCCCGAAGTTCCTGGACGACAAGGCGATCCGTGGGAGCATGACGGACCTGTTCTACAAGACTCTCGGGGTCGAGTCGGGGACGTTCTCGTTCGGGGGACCCAACTTCCTGGATTCGCACGGGTATTTCTTCGATAATGTCTTCGGGGACCTGTCCAGCACCGGGACCGGCGCGGCCAATGCCGCGACAGCGAACTCGGCGCTGGCGGTGGGGGCCGTCGCGATGACGCTCAGCTCCACCACCCCGACGTCTTACACCGCGAACGCGACTATCCAGATCGGGACCGGATCCACGTCCGAAGTGGTGATCATCTCCACCACCGCCGCGTCGAACATCGTGAACTTCGCGAACAACCCGCTGCGGTTCACCCACGCGACGGGCGCGACGGTGAGCACCTGCGGGACGCCTTTCACGCATACGTTCGCGGCGCTGAATTCTCCCCTCGGGTACGGCGGCGCCTACGGGGCGCAGCCCCCGACGCACACGTTCACCGACGTGACCAATATCGTCAACGTCTTCACCAGCGCCACTTACGGCACGGCCCCGACGAATACTTACGGGGCCCGGCAGTACCCGTCTGGGGTGCTGAAGTCGCTGGATTTCAGCGGCAACGCGGAGCAGCTGCTGAGCATCAAGATGGCCGGGGATTCCTGGATCTCCACGGTGGCGACGTCCGCCGTGACCAACGTGACCACCAACTCCCGCCCGATCCCCAACTGGGTGAGCACCGTCGTCATCGCCGGGAACACGGTCTCCAGCACGGGAGCCTATTCCGGGATCGGCGAGTTCATGGTCAGCTTCAAGCGCGCCACCCAGGTCTACTGGACGGTCCAGGGCCAGCAGAATCCGTTCATCATCGCACGGGGGCCTCTGACGATGGACGGGAGCATCCAGTGGGACCCGACGAACAGTGAGACCCCGCTGGACCTGATGCTGCTCAACGCCCAGGCGCCTATGAGCATCACGATGTCCAACGCGAGCATCCCGAACTCGGGCACCCCGTTCACGCTGACCTTCAATGCGAACCAGGTGGCGAACACCAAGTCGAAGATCATGCGGAGCAAGATCCTCGTCGGGTACGGCAACACCTTCGAGGGAATTTCCAATGCAACGAATGTCGGCGGTAGCGGGGGTCTTGGGCCGGGCACCATTGTCCTTACGAACAATACCCCTACTTACTAATCGTATGGATGGTCTTGCGGGCAGTGAGTCCTATTTAGTTCATAGTTAGTTCCGTGCCGTTCATCACGGTCCTTCATGTTTTCTTCCGGGGTTCCGTAAACCAGGTTCTCCGGATAGCGGTTATCAGCAGGATTCCCGTTGAGATGACGTACCTGCATCCCCTCGGGGCAGAGCCCCCTAAAGGCGAGCATTACCAGCTTATGCACGGAGTACGTCATACGCTTCTGGCCCGGTGCGGTAAAGACCACGTACAAGTGCTGCAAACGACCGCTTTTCTTGTTCCGGTATTCCCTTGGCTTCAGAACCTTGCCGCCACGTATGCCTGAATACGTCTGCCTCGGCAGGGATCTAACCCTGCCGAGGCAGCTTATTTCGTATAGCCCTTCCCATCCCGGGACAGGCAGCCATCGTTCCACGTGGAACATCCTATCAGAAGGAGACGCGAATGCGCATTGAGCTTGCCAGCATGCAGGCTGACGGGACCGCCAACTGGGTGGATTTCCGCACCGACCTGAAAGTCCGCGACCGTCTCGCCGTCCAGGAGGTCGCGAAGATCGAGCTGCACGAGACATCCAACTCGATGTCGATGCTGGCGATGCAGAATGACCAGCGCAACGCCCTTCTCGGACGGATCATCACCGCCTGGAGCTTCCCCTACCCCATCCCGGCGAATAACAGTTACGCGGCGGCGGATGTGGTGATCGGGGACATGGACCTCGATGACTACGCGATCATCGAGCGGGAGATCCAGCCGCTGATGGACAAGATCGCGGGGCGCGGTGCCACGGACCCAAAAAAGCAGCCAGCCGAATAGCGCAGATCTTCATCTACCACGCGAACAACCACGATTCGCGGTTCTCCCCGAAGGCACCGGAAGGACTCCCGGAGGAGATGTGGCTGTATCACAAGTTCTCCAAGCTGAAAGGCTGGACGCCGCAGCAGGTGGATGAACTGACCCTGGAACAGGCGCACTGGCTCCTCGTCATGGAAGACGGCGAGGGTATGGCAGGCGCACAACTTCCTGACAAATGAGAAGAGTCGCGCGTGGCCAGTCTGATGTGGCATTCATGCAGCCCCTGGGCGCCCAGTGGTTACGGAACCCAGACAGCGATATGGATCCAGAAACTGAAGGAAATGGGGCATGATGTCGTCGTCAGCGCCTACTGGGGGCTGTCGGGCGCCCCGACGAACTGGAATGGCATCCCCATTCTCCCCGGGTTCGGCCACGGGTACTGCTCCGCGAGCTTGTCCCAGCACTGCAAGGCCGTCAATCCCGATCTCGTGATCACCCTCGGGGATGTCTGGGTGCTGG